TATCTTGTAATAAGCAACGATATCCTCATGTAACATCGCTAGCTGAAAAAAGAGGCTAATCCCTCAAGTACGATCTCATTCTCTGCACCAGTTTCAGGATTTTCAAACTTAACCGTATGAGAAAGTTTTGGCATTGTATTAAAGAAAGTTTCAATCTCTTTGAATTGAGAAGAATTTAACTGATCAACAAAGTCAAGCCACTCCTTCTTAGAAGAGTCTTTAGATTCCCAAGTTTCCTCGTCAGAGTAAATCATCTCAACACATGATGCAATAACATCAAATGATTTTTGAAGATCAATTCCGTCACCAAAGTTTTGAGAGATGAACTCACTAAGCGATGGATACTTCAACCTAAGAGTCAATACATCATCAAGTTTAATATCACGCTTGTGATCTGGATCCTCAACAACTTTAATTTCATCGATAAAGACTGTCAGAGGTACTTTAGTTTTACCATCGTCTTGACATGTCACAAGAACATCAATAGATTCTCCTACAGACTTACCACGAACATTGAGGAAAAGATACTCAATATCAAATGTAGCAAGTTCTTCTACCTTTACTCCACGGGTGATAATGCATGCACTAAGAACATCTTTAATTGCTCGTGCAATCTGTTCAATTTCTTCACTTTCCATAGCTAAAACAAGAACTTTTTCTTCTTTAACTAGAAATGGACGATACTTAATTTTTTTCTTTGTGGACGGAATAACCAACTCAAATGTCGGAGTTGCAATTTTTGGTAAAGACATAATGTTTTATCAGTAAATTTATTTAGATGGGTACACCTGTGGCAGGATCACGAGGTACAAAGTCACTACCCGGTCCATAGGTGTTCCCAAAATTGCTGCCGGTGCCATTTCCACCATTTTCAAATTGTGGATAATTCCACTCTTCTTGGCGTGATGATGGTGGGTCTACCGCAGGTGGAACGGGCCCTGTTACTTCAGGTCTTTCTCCATCCCCTCGTGGATTTGAACTATACTCTATGGTTCCAGGTGCAGGTTGGTCACTCTTGCTAGTCCGCTCCAAACTTCTAATACTGCCAAGAACATAACGATCATATGCGAATGTAACAGAAATTTCTAATACTCGATTATTAACATAATCTACTGAACTAGGAACGATATTAACAGGAAATGCATTAATAAAGGTATACTCAAGTTTTTGAAAATGATCTTTATCAAATTTAGTCAGACCCATTTGACTACATTTATATGTGTCTGGGTATAGCATCCTATTATAAAATGCCTTTTTATCTTGACTCACTTCGCCACCACTTGCAATAAATTCTTGCCATAATTGGAAAAATTTCATTACTTTATACCCTTTATCCACAATAAATGTGAATGTAGTATCAGTAAAGATTCTTGTATGAGCATACTTCTGGACAACACCCATATAATTGCCCTTTATTTGGGCAGTAGCAAAAGTAGCACCAGGAAGTTCTGCACCCTTACATAAAAGATTCAGTTCTCTAGTTAGAAAATATGTTGATAACAGTGGTTCTCTTTTTTGAACAAAATTTATTAAAGAACCAGGAAAAGCCAGGAGTTGAAACTCAAAATGATTAGTTGTTGCCACATTTGTGAACAACGATCTAATATCTTCAGTAGATCTTTTCCTGGGGTAATTTCGTCGTGGCACGCTAAATACCTTAGGTTAAATTTTTATAATGGCATATAGAGGTAGATTTCAACCTAGCAATATTGAAAAATATCGAGGAGACCATCGCAGTATTATTTATCGCAGTTTATGGGAACGAAAGTTCATGGTTTACTGTGATAGAAATGAAAACATCCTTGAGTGGGGTAGTGAAGAAATCATTATACCATACAGATCCCCATTAGATGGTAGAATCCACAGATACTTTCCTGACTTCTATATTAAAGTTCGTGAGAGCAATGGAAGTATTCAAAGATATATTATAGAAGTAAAACCAAAGAAGCAGTGTATTGAACCAAAGGTACAAAAGCAACGAACTAAGACTTATATCCGTGAAGTTGCCGAGTATGCCAAGAACCAAGCGAAGTGGAAAGCTGCTACTGAATATTGTAAAGATAGATTATTTCAATTTAAAATTTTAACGGAAGACAATCTAGGTGTATGAGTAGGTTACAACCAATTGTAGATGAACTTATCGGTTTGGAACAACCAGAAGATATTTTCACTAAGCTTATGGAAGTTCTAGATAATCTAGAAATTATTCCAGAAGGAGGAAAATTCTATACTTTTATATACAAAGCAAAGACACCAAACATAAGATACGATGAGTTTCCACTAATTGCTTGCACTAGCATAGATAAATGGGGATTCACTGGATTTAACTTTCATTGGAATCTAACAAGAAACTACACTTGGGAAGAATGCCAAAGTCAGTTATATGTTATTGAGGCTAATGAACTTGAAGATGCCAGGTCTTTATCATATGCAAAATTCAAAATGTCCTCATAAATAGGAAATAAAAAGGATGGCTAAACCTCCCAAGTTACTAAGATATCCTCTCGATATTGTCAATGCTACAACAGATTATATGTATGTTGAAGTATTGAAGTATAAATCTGGCGGTCTTCCAGACTTAAAGAATCAGGGCGGTGTCACCTCTGCTCTCTCTGAAAAAGATGTTACAGTAATACAAAGTATAATTTTGCCTATGCCTAATTCTATTGCATCTGTCAATAGAACTGGATGGGGTGAATCTAATATATCTGCACTTGCTGGTGCCGGACTTAAAGCAGCAGGTTTTACTTTAGATAAACTGACCGGAACAACAGACGCAAATGCAACAGCAGAGGGTTCGGTCACAGATTTTATAGCAGAACAAGGAAAGACATTGGCTAGTCCAAGTTCAGGTGCTAGAGCATTTATAAGAGCTAGATCTCAAATAGGTTTCGTTAATGCAGTAGCAGGAAGTGCTATCAGCGTCAACGATGTTTTGGGAAGACAAACCGGTCAGATTGTTAATCAGAATGTTGAACTATTATTTAATAGTGTAAGTATCAGACCATTTGGATTTAATTGGGACTTGACTCCTAGAAATCAAAAAGAATCTGATAGTGTTCTGCAAATCATAAAGTCTCTTAAAAGAGCATCTGCTCCAAAGAACTCAAGAGGCCAGAATGGATTCTTGGAAGCGCCAGATGTTTTTAGAATTTCATATAGACGAGGAACTAGTGATCAAAGATTTCTAAATAAATTTAAGATATGTGCCCTAACAAGTGTTGGAGTAGATTATACTGGATCAGGAATATATGCGACTTATCATGATGGAACTCCCGTTCATTATAGGTTGAATTTATCATTCACCGAACTCGAACCAATATATTCTGACGATTACACCGACAAACTCGAAGCAGGATTCTAATGGCTAGTAACTCATACTTCAGTCTTTTACCCAACTTCCAGTATATTAATCCAACTCAGGTTGGTGGAAAAAAGAAGCAATATGTAGAAGCAAAAAATCTCTTTCTTAGATTAAAACTAAGAGATGCGGTATCTCCATTTGCAACTAATTTTCAAAAATATAGTATAAGAGAGGATCAGAGACCTGATAGTATTGCTGAAGAGTTGTACGGCGATTCAAATTTTGATTGGGTAGTATTAATTACTGCAAACATCATTAATGTTAAAGATGAATGGCCTCTGTCTAGCAGATTGCTATATGAGGTTATGTATGATAAGTATGAAGAGAATCTAAACTCAGTTCGTCACTACGAAACAAAAGAGATTAGAGATAGTAAAGATAGACTCTTACTACCTGGTGGTAAAGTTGTTGATTCTACTTTTAGAATCCCAAATCCAGACTCTCCTGGGCAAGAAATTAACCCAACTGTAGCAGTATCTAACTGGTTAGTTGAAGTAAGAAAAAACAATGAAAAACGAACGATCAAAGTACTTAAAAAAGCGTACTTGACATCGTTCGTTAATGAGGCTAGAGATTTCTTACAGTATCAAGAATCTTCTCAGTATAATCGTCAAACTGGACTTAAAGTCGCTTTTGACAATTTCTAGAGAAGACCTAACAATCCACTAACACTTGTCTCAGATGTGATTGTAGAGTAAGGAACTGAAGGATTATCGATAAGACTAGGAGACTCGCCTCTCATGTTGGCTACTCTCGTTATCTCCTCGTTTTCCTTCTCGTTTGCTAGATAACGACTTTCCAGAATCTGTATCGTTATTACCTTTGCACTTGCAATCTCCACATCCACAGTTGAACTTGAGTGGTTGTATTTCCATGCGTTCCTGAATAATGTAGTGGGCAATTCTGTATGAGAAATTAATGCATACTCTGCTGCAGAAACATCTTTAGAGATGATATCTAGATCAGAAAGAACGCATTGATCTGATGGAATGACGACATTACAGAATCCGTCATCACCATTGTAAACAATTACTTGGGTGCGTGACATTTATCAAGCAGCAACGACTACAACATTTTGAGCAGAAGGGAAGAGATGTTTCACTCTTGCTTCTGCCATATCTGCAGTTTCAGCAACTACTTCAAGTCTTTTAGTGTTAGTATTGTCACCATCATCGTATGTGACAACATATC